GATCTCTTCGCCGGCCTGAAACGGCCCGTCCGTCACCCCGCCGTGGTGCAGGATCACCAGGGCGATATCCACGTTGTCCATATCCCGGTCGGTGCCGTCCACCGCATCGCCGGCCAGCTCGGCCCAGCCGTCGTTGAGCTGCGCGATGGTATCCGTGGCGTGGTCTTCATTGCCGATGCACCCCAGCAGCAGCAGATCGTTGCGGAAGGTGGTGGCGAACAGGTTAGCCAGGTAGGCGTCGATGTTGCCCTGTTTCTGGCGCTGCACCAGGGTGGAAAACCCGATGGTGGCGAACAGCTGCACCGCCTTGAGCGCCCACCGCTTGCCCGCGTTGCTGGCGCTGGTGACGGTGGAGGGGTCGGAGCCCTCCGCCACCCGCTGAAGCGCCTTGGGAGCGATGTGGAACAGATCGACATCCTGGCTCAGGGCGTCCACCTGGGCGCTGGACACCCGGCCCAGAAAGCTGGACTGGTCCGTGACCGTGGTGAAATACTGCCGGGCCGCCGCCGGGGTCACCGCACCGCCGATGCCGATGCCCGTGGCGCTCACCACGTCCTTCAGCACCTCGATATCCGCGGCGGTCAGCTCCCCCTGAAGCTCTTTGGCAATCAGATCGAAATTCATGCGCGCCTCCTTACACCATCTCGGATTCGATGGTGGACTTGTCGCCGCCGCCGGTGGCCTGCCGCCCCTTCGCCAGGGCCTCGGCCAGCATCTTGGTCAGCTCCGTGTTGGTTTCGGCCCTGGCGGCGTCCACCGCCTCCTTGACCACCTGCTGCACCTGGTCCAGGGTCACGGCCTCCGGGGCATCGCCCGCGCCGCCATCCCCTTCGATGGACTTGGCGAGCGCCTCCACCTTGTCGCCCAGCGCCTTGACGGCATCGAGCAGCTCTTTTTCCATGGGGTTCTCTCCTTTGTCTTTTTTGAAAAACCGGGTGAACCACCCCGGCGGCTCCTCTTCCTGCTTTCTGGCGGGCTCGCTCCTGGCCCATCCGGCCAGCGAAATGCCCGTGAGATCGCCCTTTTTCAGGTTCGCCCACAGGCCCTCATCCGTCACCTGGATGCCCACCGCCCATGCCCCCTCCGGCTCATCCGGAAAGAGCGGGTCGCCCTTTCTCACCAGCCAGCTCTCGGCCACGAAGGCGTTCTCTTTCTTGAAGCTGTGGCCCTGGTCCACGTTTTTGGCGCGGCCCCCGGCCATCCACTCATCGGCCGCCTTGCGGATCTCCGCCGCATCGGTCCAGTCGCCCTGGGCATCGGTCTGCTCCGGGGCGTACACGATGCCGTAGGCCCGTTTCAGCTCCTCATCGGTCTTCCTGATTTCGAATTGCACGGCAAACGCCTCCCCCTTGAGCGCCAGGGCCTTGCCCGTCGCGGGCCGGGCCACCAGGCTGATGAACATCACCCGAATGTCTTTGAGCTTTCGTCTGTCGAGAGTCTTGTGCATAGCCCACTTAGATCTGCGCGTTCCGATTTTTGCAACCATTTCAAGTCTATATTAGCAGTTGGTATATAAGTATACCTAAGCGCATTGTGCATGGAATCGCTTCGGTGGTTCATAGAGGGCATGGAAACGATACAAAAACTCTACTTCACCCAGGGAAGCGGCACGCCGGTGCTCAAGGAGCTGAATCTGGCGTCCGTCGGGGCCATGCCCGCAATGGAATCCACCTTTGACGGTCGGGCGATCGCATGGCCCCTCGACCCCAACGCGCTCTTCCTGCTCTATCAATACTGCGCGGAGCACCAGCGCTGCTGCCACATCAAGGCGGAGTGCGCCTACGGCGGCGGCATGAAGCAGGAGGGGCGGCTGCCCGATCTGCTGCCAGACGGCACCGGCGCGGTCAGCTTCTGCGTGTCGCTGGGGCTGGATCTGGAGACCTACGGCAACGCCTTCGTCGAAGTGATCCGCGCGGGCAGCCGGGTGGTGGGGCTGCGGCGGCTGCCCGCGCGCACCCTGATGCGCTGCAAGGGCGGCGGGTTCGCCCAGTGGGCCTACGAGGTGGACGGGGACCTGGTCATCACGTACTTCACAGACGATGAGGTGGTGTGGCTGCACGAACCGTGCGCCGGCGGGCTGCACTACGCCCTGCCCACCTGGATCGGCGCGCACGGCATGATCGAGCTGGTCTATGCCTCGGTGCAGTTCAACGCGGCCTACTTCCGCAACCGGGCGATCCCCGACTATGCCATCATCGTGAACAACGGCATGCTCACGGATGCCGCAAAGGCCAAAATCAAGGAGTTTTTCCAGCAGGAGTACATGGGCCTTGAGAACGCCCACCGCGCCCTCTACGTGCCCGCTCAGGCCGGTATGGAGGTGAAATTCGAAAAGCTCACCGAGCACCAGAAGGATGCCGACTTCCTGAAGCTGATGGACGCCAGCCGCGACCGCATCATCATGGCCCACGGGGTGCCCCCCCGAATGCTGGGGATCATGGCCTCGGGCCAGCTGGGGGGCGGCGGCGAAGTGGAGGGGCAGCTGAAGGTGTTCGAATCGATCACCCTGCGGCCCAAGCGGCGGCGGTTTTCCGAGCAGCTGGCCCCGCTCATGAAAGAGATCGGCATGGCACCCCTGGAGCTGCTGCCCCTGGACCTGGACCCCGACAAACCCGGCAGCCAGCTCAACCCCGAAACGCCCCAGCCCCCCGCGCCCCAGGCACCGGATGGGATGGATGGGGACGGACCGGACGGTCCGCCGGACGAAGAGCGGACCCGGAAAAGCCTGTCCGCCGCCGATCTGGCGGCGATGCTGGCGCAGCTGTAATGCCGGTGGATATCAACCAGGTGGCGATGCTGATCGCCGAGAAGGTGCGGGAGATCGCCACCCGCCAGGGCAACGTGCCGTTTCTGACCGGTGATCTGCGCAAGAGCGTGATCTCCCGCTCCCTGGGCGGCGGGCGGGCCGTCATCACATCGAACCTGCCCTACGCCCGCGCGGTGCACGACGGGCGGCCGGCCATCACCATTCGGCCGAAGAAAAAGGGCGGGATTCTGGCGTGGCGGAAGGACGGCAAGCGGGGGCCGCTGCCCAAGGGCAAGGCGTTTTCAGCGGCGGTGAAAAGCGGTGAGGTGATCGTTGCCCGAAAGGTGCACCAGAAGGCGCGGGCGGGCCGGCCCTTCATCACGGATGCGGCCCGGCAGGTGGAAAAGCAGGGCTACGACTTCCTGGAGCCGATGCTGGCCCGGACCATCGGGGCGGATCTGGCAAAGGCGGTGGCGGGGGCGTTGAAGATGCGCAAGCTGTGATTTAGTTGCAGTTTAAATTGAAAACGGCAACCTGTAAGGATTTCTTACAGGTTGCCGTTTTTGGTTTCGGGGTCAGATTTCAGACAGGGTTTTTTTCATCAGGGCGGACCGGGCGCGCTCCAGGTCGGCCTTGTATTTGTTGTAGAGGTGGTAGAGGGTTTTGGCGGCTTTGCGGTTCGCCGACGGGTCATGGGCCTCTATAGCCGGCAGATCGGTGCCGTCTATGGCGTTCTGCCAGTCTGACATGCGCATGGGGCCGTGATCTTCGTAGAGGAAGTAGGTGAGCACGTCCCGCATGATATCGTTGCTCTCCGGGCTCATGACAGGCTCTCCTTTCGGGGTTTGCCGTAGAGTTCCACGCGGGCCTCGATGTCGCGCTTGATGTCGGCGTCGTGGCGGCTGCGGCGGATGCTGATCAGCATCTTGCGGCGCTCAATCGTCGGATCGAGCACCAGCTCCGTGGCGTGGGGTCCCATGCCGCGCGATACGCACAGGTTGGCGTCGTGAATCAGGGTGGTGAGCCAGGGGTGGTGCCAGGCGGCCTCCCATCTGAGGTGGGTGTAGACCGGGTTCCATTCCGGGGCCTTGCTGATGGCGCGGAAGTCCCGCCCCAGGTCGGGCCGTTCCGCCTTTCCGCCGTGCCAGTAGTCGTGGAGCGCCTGGTAGCACTCGCGCTGGTATTTGATGATGGTCTCGCGCAGGGCCGGGTCTTTGTAGCGGGTGGGGTTGATCTTGAACAGCCAGCCGTTGAGGTATTTGAGGGGAAGGCAGATCATTTCCCGCTTTTTGCCGCTTCGGTCAACTGTTGGTGTCAAACCAATTGTTGAGTTCAGAACAGGGTCTTTCTTGATTAACCTGTACTGGTCGGCCCACTTCAATCCCATTGCATAAACAATCGGCTTCATTGCGACATGCGGTTCACCATTGAGTTGCAACGTCACAATGTTGTGGCCTTGGAACTTCACGATTTCTTGTTTTGATTTAGTCATGGCATCCTCCAAAAAAGAAGGGGGAGATGTGACTGCGGTCAAAACACCCGCCCCCATGCCTCACGACATGGGGCATCTCCCCCATATGGTTGCCGGATCGCGCCGGCAAGATATGTGCGCAAACAAAAATAGCCATGTGACGGCTGGCTCCCGGTTTTGAATTTAGTCAAGTGCACCTTAACCGGGTTTGTTTGCGGCGTCAAGTGGGTTTTCGGCCTACCGCGCCCGCTTGAGTTTGTCGGCCGCCTGGTGCCACATCTTGCGGACCATCGATTCCGCCGCGCGCTTCCATGATCTGCCCTGAACGGAGCGGTCGATGGTGTCGTTGTAGTCCAGCGTGATGTCGTACTTGTCGCCCAGGCGGTCGGTCAGGGCCTCCACGGTGGCGCGGCTGTCCTGGTGGCGGCTGTACCACAGGCTCTTGGCGTCTTCGTAGAGGCTGAAGATCGTCTCCAGCCGCTTGTAGGCGCTGCTGAACACCTGCTGCTGCCGCGCCCAGGATGAGTGCGCCTCCCGCGCCATGGCCAGCTCGAAGCCGGCATCACGGACCATTTCGGCATAGGCGTTGTATGAGATGCCGCTGTCGGTGCCGGTCTGGATGCGCTTGAGAGCCGTGTAGGCTTTTTCCATCTGCTGCTCGAGCGGGTCAACGGCCGGCTGGGCGGTGGCCGGTGCGGGCGGCTGTTCGGGTTCGGGTTGCTGCGGCTGCGCCGGCGCGGGCTCTGGTGCGGCAGACTTCACCTCTTTGCGCTCCTTGTACTGAATGCCGGCGGACGGCGGCGGGTCAACGCTGAAGTGCTTGACCCCGTTTTCGTCCACCCACTGGTAGAGTTTGGCGGCGGCCGGGGTTGCGATGAGTGCGGCGATGGCCAGAAACAACAGGGCGCGGCTTGTCATGATTGCCCTCCTTTCGTGCTTGTTCAAAGCACAGCCGCTCAGCGGATGCAAGATTTTTCCCCAATGGTATTTTTCACCTTTGCCGGTTACGCCAGCTTCCCCCCATGCCGGTAAGGCCGGCGCTTGTTTTTCTCGTGCTTTCTCAGGATCTCGGCCAGCAGGTCCACCCCCCAGGCTTCGGCCGCGTCCATGGTGCGGATCACGATGTCGGCCATCTCTTCGTTGAGCATGAGCAGGTTGCCGTCCCGGTACGCCTCCAGCGCCTCCGACACTTCGGCGTGGATGAGACAGAGGATCTCGGGCACGGGCCGGGGCGTTTCCCACCAGCCGTGGGCCTTGGCGTTATCGTGGATTTCACGTTGCAGTTGGGGCAGGTTCATCGATCTCTCCTTTGTCCTGGTACTGGGTGCAGATGATCCAGTCGGCCCGGTCCAGCGCCAGATCCGGGGCCGCGCCCCAGATGCACCCTTCGTCCGGGTGGAACCATCGGCACTTTGGGCAGGCGTCCCACGTGGCGTGGGCGATTTTGGCGGCTGGTGTCATCCAATTTTCCCCGTTGGTGAAAATGGTTTGAAAAAACCCCGGCTGCTGCGGCTGTCCAGGCTTCAACAGCCGGGGCTTGGGTGCCGGCGCGGGAACCGATCAGCGTTAAACCGCGCCGGCAAGATGGTGCGCCCTCACCGGTTCATCCGGGTAAACCTGGGAGGTGAATGCGGTTACAAGCCGCACCCCCATCAACTCCCCGCTAAGGGAGGCTATCCCAGGCCCATCCTGTGGCCAGCAGGCAGCGGGCGCATAACCAATCGTTAGACACCGCTTCGCTCGGACTCGTTGCACTCGCCGGTCAACTCCACGATCTGTTTCCACATCCTATACTTTTCCGATGACATCACGCCTCCTTGAACCGCGTCACGGTGATGGTGCGGCAGCGGAAGTGGTAGGGCGGTCCGCCCAGCACCTTGTTTGACTGGCCGTTGATATAGGCATCGGTCTCTTTCTCGCCCAGCAGGGGCCACGCCTTCTTGGCGGCGGCCGGGTTCATGTTCTCGATGGCTTTCAGGTAGGCGTCCGCCTGTGTGCGCAGCTCCTTCACGCTGATCACCCTGCCGTGCATGTGGCGGCAGATCCGGGTGGTCCGGTCATCCAGGTGGGCGCGCACCTCCACGTATTCCACCCCGGCCTTTTCGTAGCCGGTCACCCGGCCGATCTCGCGGGTTTTGGTGGCGGCGTGGTCGGCCATGATCTCCCAATATGTTCGGCCCTTTTCGGTGAAGCTGGCGAAATCTTCGGCAAAGCGCTGCACCAGGCCCTCACGGGTCAGGCCGGTGGTGAAGTAATCGGTCAGGATTCTGTTGAAGCGCTCATAGGTGTAGCTGTTCCAGTGCTGGCCCACCCAGAAGAGGTTGCCGCGCTCCACCACGGCCAGGGCGTCCATGTCGGCCAGGTTGAACACCACATCCATTCCGGCCCCCTCGATGGCCCCCAGCTTCCACAGGGGTTCGGTGAGCTTGAGAATGGGGCCGTTGAGGGCGGCCTGCATGGCGGTGGGTCCCATGTGGGTCTCCAGGGTTTTCAGGATGGCGTCTGCATCCGTTGCGGTGAAATTGCCGCCGCCCAAATCGCGCAGGCGGTCCAGGGCGGCGGCCACGGCCTCGGTCATGCCGTTCATCCAGGCGCGGGTGTAGGCGCGTTTCAGGCTTTCCAGCATGGCGTCAAACGGGTTTTCCGCCTTCAGGAGCATGCGCCGCACCAGCCGCCGCCTGACGGCCGATAGCAGCATGTTGCGTCCCAAACTCTTTGGCGGGATCTCCGATGTAGCGGCGCTCCTTGATAAGCTCTGCGTGGATCTCTTCATAGCTTTCCCATCGTTTGCCGCATGCCGAACAGGAGCGCACGCGGCGGATACAGGTTTGAAAATCACGGGTGAAGTCCACGGCCAGTCTGGCCTTGCATACCGGGCATTGCATTCTGCCTCCTCGGTGTGATTTCGTTTTCGTAGCAGAGCCAGAAACGGCCCTGGCGGTCATCCTTCACGACGATCTGGCCGGTGGACATGCAGATGCCGTGGATGATGCCGGTCTCGCCGGGTTGCACGTCGAAGCGGTCGAAGGTGAACGGCCGCTGGAACGTGACGGGCTGGCGGTTAAAAAATCTCGACATCGATAGCGCCTCCTCCGAATTCCAGGCCGTTGCATGACAGGGCCAGCGCCCAGAAGCGGTCGCCGTGCCCGCTGGCGTTGCGGCCGGTGTCGTAGCTGATGCCCTTGGCGGTGGCCTGGCGTTTGATGTTCAGGAACTGGCTGATCAGCACGCGGTCTTCCGCCGGAATGACCAGGCGCTGTTCCTCCACGAGTTTTTTCAGGTTCTGGGCGATCCTGGCTTTGAACGCCTGGTCGAATGTGTGCCAGTACTGGGCGATGTGGCCGGGGATCTCAGGGCTCACGAAGTCCCGCACGGCCACGCCCACGCCGGTGGCGTCCACGTGCAGCTGGCGGATGCGCCAGCGCTTGACGGCGGATATCAGGTGGGTGCGCTGGGCGGTGTAGGCTTTGCGCCGCCAGGTCTCCACGGCGCGCATGAACACCTGATCGTGCAGGCGCTCCACGCCCACCAGCTCGCTGGCGTCGGTCGTCTTGGCCATGTCCCACCCGGCGCGGCGGTCTTCGCCGGTCCATCTGCCCAGGCAGTCGCCCCGGCACTCGTTCAGCTCGGCCAGGGTGAAGAAGGAATCCTCATCGGTGAAGAACTGGCAGAGATACAGGCGCGCCCAGGTGTCCTGGTCAAACAGCTCCCGCAGCTCCGCCAGGTCGATGGCCAGGCCCCCCGCGATGGCGTCATGGATGTCCACCTTGTGGCGGGAGAATTTGGGGAACTGGTCCCCGTCGTTGGTGGTGATGACCCAGAAGTAGTTGTGCGGGCCGGCTTCGTACGGGGTGGAGTTGACGGTCACCCGGCCCTGCACGGCGGTCACGGACGGCACGATGGCTTCCCACACCTCCTTGGGGCGGCGATACCATGCCATCTCATCGAAGATCACGTCACCGGGCCAGCCCTGGCTGGTGGCCTGGTTGGCGGGCAGGGTGCGCAGCATCTTGCCGTTGAAGAGCGTGACCTCCTGCTTGTTGCCCCGGCCCTTCTCCTTGATCTCAAGGGCGGCCATGTGCTCGCGGGCATAGCGGATGGTGTTCTCGGTCTGGTAGAGGGATGTGGAGACCAGGTTCTGGTCCACATCCCGTGTGATGGCGTTCTTGATCATGTCATAGGCGATGGTCCACGACATGCCCACCTGCCGGGATTTGAGCATGGAGCGGAAGCGGCTGGCGTCCTGGACGAATGCGCTCTGGTAGGGCCGCAGCACGTCCCGCTCGTACTCAATGAACTTGTCGTGAAGGTCGCCCACGACCTTGCACACCACCTGGGGCCGGTTGACGGCGCGGGTTTCCGCCGCCGCCTCCGACCGGTCCAGGCGGGCCAGGGCCTTGGTGAGCATGGCGATCTGCTTGGCGCTGCGTTCGGTGACCTCCTGTTTTGACAGCGCATCCAGCTGGCGGCGGATGCCGTCACGGGTCTGGTGCAGGCTCTGGCGCTGGGCCATCCAGCCCCCCAGCCGGCACCAGCGGGAGACCGACGGCGCGGAGCACCCGATCTCACGGGCGATCTGCTCGATGGGCACCATCTG